TAAATATATAGTTGAGGCAGAAGCCTGACTAAGCAAAGAGTTTAATTGACTTGCATTAGATGTTCTAACAATTGTTACTGTTGCCATAATGTTTAATTATACCATTATTCAAAAATTCGCAAAAAAATCCGCAAATTAAAAACGCAAAATTCGGCGAAATAGTATACCCCTTTATAACTTCGTTATATATGGAGGGTATTTATAATATGCAGATATTCCCTTATATAAAGGCTATACTCTTTTTTGATGATCTTTGAACTTTTGTCCGAATGCGTGTATTCCATTAAAATATTTTCTACCTGAATAATGTGCTTTTTCTTTATCTTCTTGCATTCTTTGACGACCTAGTTCATTTGCATCATTTTGTTCATTTTTAATTAGTTCTTCTGAAAAATACTTATTAACAGTATCTAGTTCAAATTCCTCTACAAAGTATCTAGGGATAGGAATAAAGGCAGCTAGAGGATCTCCTTTTTTAACACTAACTACCCTGTTTGGATCGGTTAATTTTAGGTTAAAGGAAAAGTCTCGTCTTATCTGGTCTGCCTCAATTACTGCTGTCATTGCTTGCATTCCTGGAATAAAGAAGTTTGGGGCAGCAATGGTCATTAAGTTAATTCCTGGAGGGGTTTTAAATTGAAAGTTATTTTGAATGGTTAAGATACCTTCAGCAAATCCTGGATGAATGTGTTGCATAGAAAGGCTATCTTCTGGTTCATATATGTTAATATGGATGTCATTTGGATTACCAAAGGATCCGTCCCAAGTTGCATCAAAATCATATGCTGCCTTGATAATAAACCCATATTGATTTCCTATATTAAGGGGAAGACAATAATAAGCGTGGTTACTAAGCCAGTCTCTTTTAATATTACCCTTTAAAGATTCTACAACTTCTGGATATCTATCATATTGATCATCTCTATCAGAGAAAGGAATGATTAGGATTTTATCTTCAGGAACCTCAAAACCAGGATCATTGATATAATTCAATTAAAGAACCCATCCATCAAAGTATTTCTCATCTTGGGTCCAAAACGAGGCAAGGGTATATCTAACACCATCTTCTATTTTAGACACGCCATGGAGGTGCTCTGGGTCTCCTGGGTGTATTGCAAGTTTGCCAACGGCGGGGGAAATGTCAAAATTATAATTTGGATAGTATGTATGTCCACCAGAGTAATTATCATTTAAATATATAATAGCTCCATATTCTCTATGATTAAACCATTCTAAAGATTCTTTATCTGGAGAATTTGTCATATCGTCACAATGTGGAGCTTGTTCCATTCCAGGAAACCAGCGAATAACTTGAAATAGATCTGGATATATCTCTGATAGGTTATATGAGTCTTTTATTGCATTTGCCACTCTTTGACGGATTTCATATAGCATTTCCCCGATTTCTTTGTCATGAGAATAAAGATGTTGAGCATTTAAACTTCTATTATTCCAGAACTCTGATCCGCCTTGTTCCCATGGCTCTATGCCTTTTACAAATTCTAAAATTTTATTAGATTCTTCTATAGATATAAAGTTATCTATTGTTTTTGCATTAAACATTTTTATCCTTTCAAAAATAAAAATTTAGCTACCAGAGAGTGTGGACACAATAATTACTGATAATACAATCCAGAAGATGTACCTTATATAATCTTGATTATTCATTTGCTTCTCTCTTTGTTTTTTAATAATTCTATCCCCCTGCCCCTAACTTTTCTAAAACTTTTTTGATTCGCTGCACTCATAGTGTAATTGCGTTTTTAATACTTGTCAAATCAGCTCGCCAGAAACATTGAAATATTAAATTATTTGTTACCTAATTGTAACATATTGTCTCACATAATGAGATATATATTCAATACCCCCATTTTCTGAAAATTTTTATATTTGCAGCTAGATCCCATTTTGAAGAAAATCTGAATATTTTGTTAATGTGTATGATGCGTGATTATAGAATAGACTCACCTTTTTATTAGTGAGCCCATATCTAATTATTTTAGTTTTGATAAGTCTAAATATTTTAGTTTTTAAAAGTCATCATCAAAGAATGATTCTATTTCTTGGTCACTCTCACACATAATGCAATAGTTTATTTCCCAAGCAGTTAGTTTGTCATCACAGGTGATGCACTTATTTTTTGTAATGTTTTCAAATGCTAGTTCAGTCATTGTTATTACCCCTCAATCATTTCGATAACTACTGCACCTATTGCAGATACTAAACCAATAACGGCGGTTACTATCATAACCGTTGGACTCATACCGTTTAGTCCGATAACTAGTAATTGTAGTTCTAGTAGTAGTGCAGGTAGTGAGAAGATACCAACGAATAGTAGAACATCTCTTAGGTGGAATAAAAACATTTTGTTTCCTTTGTTAGTGTTGAGATTTATTTGCTAGGCTCATCCGATTTCTCGGCTTATTTGCTAGGCTCACTCTCAACCTTTCTTATGTCTTTAGACTACACCCTACCCCTGACAAAAAGCAACCCCAATCTCACTATTTGAGACAATATTTTTGTGATGTACATCATAGAACATCTGTTCGAATGTGCCGCGCCCCTGTGGATAACCTGTGTATAAGATGGCTATGAAATGCCCCTGAAATTGTGACGCACTTCACACGAAACACACCCCCAAACGTCTTAAAATTGTCAGACCCCTAGTGTATAGTGAAACTATAAGAACAAAAGAAAGGTAAGCAAATGACTTACACTGTAACAAATAAAAGAGATAACATCTCTAATGAATTCATCTCTATCTATTCCGCCTTGCAAATGGTTGCATCTTGCTATGACGGTGCTGGCATTGTATGCGAGGTAGTAAACAATGAGACAGGCGAGCAGGTAGACATCTACCGCAACCCTCTAACAGGTTGGAAGGTATCTTAGATGGCTTACACTAAAATAAAGAATGCAAGACTGTTGGTAGATGCAGTCAATGACCTAGAGCGTACCCTAAAGTATGACCCAACCAATCAACGAATGATTGACTACTACAATCGCCAAATAAATCTTTTGACTAGGCGTGTCTACAAGTAAAACTGTCAGACCTCTAGTGTAAGATAAAACTAACAAACAAACGAAAGGAAGTCACACAATGACTGAACTAATAACAATAGCAATAATCGCAGGTGGCTCTATTGGCTTACTTGTTGCATACATCAACGAGATGATGAAAAAAGATAATCGCATAGCAGAACTAGAACACGCTCTAGTCGAAGCCTATACAGAAATTGAATTCGCTAAGTTAGGACTGATGAAATAATGATGACTAGAAAAGACTATGTAAAAATTGCAGAGATTTTAAACTCTTACCACCTAGACATTGATGCACAAGTCTTTGAGGATTTGCTCTCAGACTTTCAAATCTTTTTCAAGAAAGATAATTCAAACTTTGATACAACACGATTCAGAAATGCGGTAATTAAATAATGAGATTTGTACATAATAAAATTGACGGAACTTTTATTCTTGGAATTAGTTTCTCTAACTACTACAATAAAAAACTAGGTAGCAAAAATACTTCCCTGATTTTTGACTTAGGAAAACATTCAGTCGCATTTATTTTTAGAGGTGAATACTAAAAAGCAGAGCTGATCGAACACCCGTTCGAAAAGCCCGCGCCCCGTTTTCCACAGGCTGTTAAGAACTTGTGCATAATCCCCCTGAATATTTTGTTATCATTTCGTTATCTAATTTAGCAGAAATTGTCAGACCTTTGTGATAGGTTTATCTTATAAAGATAGGAAATTAAATGACTGAATTAGCCATTGAGAATGTAACTAAACTAAGATGCGAATCTTGTAATGATAAATTAACCCCTTGGGAAATTAGACTTTGTATCCTTTGCGATAATGAATCAGAACAAGAATTTGAATTTGATGATGACTTTGACGAGTAATAAATTGTCAGACCCCTATGCTAGAATAAATAACCTACCTACAAGAAATGAGAAATAAAATGGGACTAAATTTTGCAACCGATCTGTCAGATCTAGACATGTCAATAGAAAATCAAATTAGCGTACACTTGCAATACAATTGCTATCCTCCAGTACCATCGTCAATGGTACAGCCTTGCGTTGATGCTATTAATGCAGTTTGGAATGAAGACTACTTTGCAGAAATACAATTGCCAGAAGGTGTACTATGGCGTGGTAGCAACTTTGCACCTGCCTCAGCAATTGTTGAGGGACATCGCCTTGACGGTTTCGTAATGGAAGAAGATTGGGAAGACGAATGAAATTCATAGCAACACCTGAACAACTTAGAGCAAGGCTTGAGTTGCGTAGGAGCAACGCCTCTGCTAAGCACGTCAATAAAAAGAAATACAATCGTAAGAAAAAACACGTTGGCAAATCTACCTTTTGGGATTAGTATGAAATTTATCTTTGCACTATTTGTAATCGCACTTCTTGTATTGCCAGTCATTGGTTTTGTTGATGGGCTTGGTTATAAAAAAATGGATAACGAGTATTTGGATTCTGCAAGGTGGGTTGACGGAAAATAGGGGCAGCTCGAAAGAGCCGCGCCCCCCTGTGGATAACTTTATTTAAGAAGTTAAGAAAATAGCCTGGATAGTCTGGAAATTGTCAGACCCTTATGCTATGATGAAATCATACCTACAAAGAAAGAGTGATTATGTTTACACTAAATAACATTACTAAGAATGAAGAATTAAATTATTTAGTTACCTCATTACCTTGCCC